TATATATATTATAATTATAGATATATTGATTTTTATTATAAAAGAAAGGAAAATCAAAATGGAAGATTGGAAAACAAGACTAATCGAAGAACGTAAAGAACTTGGTGAAAAAGTAGAACGATTGATCAAATTCTTAAACGAAAATAAAGAATGCGAAGACTTCGATCTACTAGCTGAGCAGTTGCACTATATGACTGGTTACTACGAAGTATTAACCAAACGTGTATCTAAATTAGATAAATAACTTTATAGGAGATGAGTATTAAACTCATCTCCTAAATTTTATATATTGGAGGTAATATTTTTATATAAATAAACTTTTTAATTTTATTTTATAGGAGGTTTCATAATGGAAAGACTATTAAAGAATGTAACAGAAACAGACATTATCAATTATGATTTCATTAAGAGAAATAACTTGTCTTTAAAGGGTAAAAATAAAATAATCACTAAAATATTTTCATCAAGAACGAGTTATGATATTTTACATACAGCATATGATAGAATGGTTAAACATATTAATTCTGATTTTACTTATATAGATATTATTAATCTCAATCCAGCTGATGCTATACGCAAGTTTAATAATAATAAAAAGCATCATATATTTAATAATCCATTATATAGATATTTTAATTATGATAAAATTTTAGACTATGCGAATAATCATGTAAAAATTTATCATACATTGAGCAAGTTCGAAAATGACAATAATATGGATAGGAGTATATCTATTTTTGCAGTTAGCCTCAAAGTATTTGGCGCAAGGTATGATCTAGAATATACTATAAAAATGCAAGATATTTTGATAGATGTAATATTAAATAATAAAAATGTTACAGTAGATAGCTTAGTAGAAATTATTAAAGATTTTACTAATAAAAATAATCTAACATATAACATTTCTAGTTTTAATACTATCAAAAATTTAATAGATACAGTTAATAAATACCCTAATATATATAAAGAACTTGACAAATTTGTTAGATTATACGTCACTAGCCCAGTATGTGAGCGATATGAATTTATATATAGTTTAATAGGTGATGATATTAATACTACTAATATTAAAAATTCGTTACCATTCTTCTCATTAAGAGCATCTATCTTTAATGAAAAGAATCATACTAAATAATTTGAATAATATAGGAGTTAAATATAATGAAAGAATATAATATTGAAGTTAAAAAAGAATTTAATACTCATCATAATTTAGCTAAGATTCAAGAAAAATATCCAGAGCTTAGCCCAAATCAAATTGTAGGTTATATTCTTGATACTGAATGTGGGACCATTGATAAAAAAGATGACAGTGCTTTAAAGTCTCGTGAAGAAAATATAGTTGGTAATCCAAATGCAACTAATACTAATATTACAAATTATACATTAGATACCACTATATCTAAAAATAGAACTAGATATAATGAATCTTCTATCAAAAAATTGGATATCACTACAGATATTAAACCAATTACTATATCTGATATTATTACAAATATCGACGATAAAGATATTAAATTTACTACTAGTGAAGGTAGAGAAATAAATATTACTGGTCGTAAAACAATCAATTACCAAGAATTATTCTATATGGTATTAATTGAAGGACGCCCTTTAGGATATATAATGAACGTCTTTACTTGTAATGAATATTCTATCTTAAAAGGATTACAATTCTTACATGCTGAAGCAAGAGACGAAGTAATTAAAGCTAAGATTATTGAATATTCTAATATCTACTTTTTTAAAGCATAGGTAAGTCATGAATATAGCGGACAGATTAAAATCTGCAATACTAGATTCGCAATTTGCAGCTGGTAAAAAAGAAATAGTTTTAAGATGTCCGTATTGCGGGCATACATCATCACCTGGCAAGAAGCATATGTATATTGGTGTATCTAAAGATAAACCTATTATGTATAATTGCTTCAAATGTGAAGCAGGTGGGTTAGTAAATAGAAACTTCTTAGAATTATTAAAGATAAAAGACTTATCTTTAATATCTGAGATAGAAGAATATAATAAGAAGATGTTGAAGAGTAAGCCAAAAGCTTACTCTTCTATTTCTACAGATGAAAGAATAATAAAGTATAAAGATTTTATCTTAGATGATAGAATTTATCAAGAAAAGGTAGACTATGTAAACTCCCGTTTAGGGGTAGTTTTACCAGTATGGTATTTATTAGAACTTAAAATTATATTTGATTTTACGTTCTTCAGACGCCAGATTATGCAGGTTCTGGGAGCGACGGAATCTGATTATGAGCGAATTCAACGTGAGTATGTGGGATTCCTCTCGATTAATAATACAGCGTTAATTATGCGATGTATTAAGCCAGTCGATAAGAAATTCAGATATTTAATAGTGAAGCTATCAGAAAATAATTTTACTAAAACTTACTCTATTCCAGCTCAAATTCCTATAACAACCGATAAGGTTTTAGTTAATATTACTGAAGGACAATTTGATATTCTTTCGGTATTTACAAACTTATCATATGGGGCTAATGGGATATATATGGCCGCATCAGGAAATAAATATCCTAATGTAATTTCATTAATTCTCTCTAGAGGAATTATGAATATGGATCTACATTTATATTTTGATAATGATGATGCTGGTGATATATCTATGAGGCAATCTGAGTTCTTCATAAATAATAATATCCAATTCTTTAGAGGATCTTCTGTTTATTTTCACAGAAATGAATCTGGAGAAAAAGATTATGGAGTACCATTAAGTAAAATTAAAGACTCAGTAAGACAAATATTATGATGCGGATGGGGATAAACCTCATCCGCTCACTTTATTTTTTTTCTTAAACATCTCATTAATAAAGGAGGTAACATATGGGAAAATTCCTAGATACTACCTATGTTGGGACTATTAATTCTATCTTAGACTCTAAGAAAGATAGATTGGATAATACGTTCTATACATTTACAGATAAACCGCCTACAATTTGTACTTACTTCAATATAAATACTGCAGAAAGTACATTGGATGAAGGCACTGATCAAGCATATAGCTATACTGATGGAGATTCTCCATTAAGATATAATAAAATTAAAGATACAGTTCTATTTGGATTAGATAAGATTCAAGTCCAATTAGAGTCTGGAGATTATGGTATTGAATCTGATTCTATTGAGGGCGATGCATATGTCCTTCCAAATGCATTCAAACCATATCCACAAGATTATTTTATAATCAATCATACCGATGAAGAATATCTATTTAAAGTTACAGGTGTTACTTTAGATACATTACCAACTGGGGTTAATATGTATAAGATTTCTTATCGTTTAAGTTCCCATGATGGTGATAATACTGATATTGAATCCTTAGTAGTTGGATCATATACAATGGATACAACTAATATTGGCACAAATCTATCTTTAGTTATTAAAGATGATGACCATGCTTATATTAAACGATTAGAAAATATCTGTACAGATATGATTACATACTATCGTTCATTATTCTATTCTAATAAAACTCAAACCTTCATTTTCTCATATGATGATCATAACTTTTATGATAGTTATATGATTGAGTTTATTAAGCGAAATGATTTAATGAATACTTTGAGTATACCATTCATGCAAATTGCTCATCAACTTGCAGTTAAAGAATCCTTTGCTTTAGATTATTCTAGAACTCTTTTCCATTCTTTAGAACGAAAAGATAAATCTTGTATTAATAATCCATCTTGCTATGGTATGAAGATTGAAGATAAAACTTCTATCTTATATTATAATATCGAAGATTATTACTATATATTCCATCAATATAAACCTGGTGATAACTGGGCAGTTCCATCTTTTGATGATGATACAGTGATAAGAATTAGAGATAATGAAAGATATGAAACTGATGATCCATATTATTTCAAGAATATTATCATAGATTACTTTAATGATAATCAAGATAAGTTAAATAGATATGATGAATTCTTACTAAAATCTTTAGAAGAATTTAACTATTCTTTACCCGCAAACATTATTTTTTACTACGTTCCTGTGATTATATTTATCCTAGAAGAACAGGTTAAGAATATAATGAAAAACCTATCTCGTTAACATATCAGTAATCTATATGGAGGTACTCTAAATGAACGAACTCGATAATTATTTCAAAGAGCAAATTGATAACGAAGATGCGTTCAATGTCATGATTGACGAGAACGGATTTTTAGATACTATGATTGCAAAACGAGATATTATCGATGCCATTGATGCTGATATGGCAAGCGATGATATTGTTGATGATGAAGGTATATTCTTAGCAACTATGTCTAGTGATGATCTAGATGATTTAGTTGACGATAATGAATATAATGAACTTGATTACTAAAGGAGGATATTGAAATGGATGATAACAAAACTATCCATCAAGATCTAGAAGATACTGCCGCTACAGTTGAAGATGTAATCGCAACTGATGATGTAAATGATGCAGATATGGACGAAACTATCGATGCTATCGTTGATGCTTCTGATGAATTAGAATTAGATGACGACGAAGATAATGATGATATCGACTCCGTTGAAGGTCTAGAAGATGAAGAAATCGATATTGAAGCAGAAGATGAAGATGAAGCTGCTGAAATCGAATTGATGTCTGACATTGACCAACAACATGAAAAAGACAGTGAAGAAATCGCTGAAGAAGTTGAAGATGATATTGAATTGACTGAAGCTTATTATTTGATTGATGATGCTTTGATCGAATCCGTTCTAACTTCTGAAGACGAATTAATTGAATCTATCTAGGAGGAAATATCAATGGCTAAACTTGTAAATGTAACTTGCCGTCGTCCTATTCGACTACGTAATAAATTGGTTCGTGCTATCCACAGAGAAATGTTGGAAGCAGAAGAAATCTTCGAATGTATCATTCAACATGGTGTTGTTGAAGAAATTCTTGAAGATGGTAGAACTCGTATTTTAGACTTCACTAACTATAACGAAGAAGTTACTGAAGAACCTAAAGAGGAAAAAGAACAAACGACTAAAAAATCTGGTAAAAAAGAAACCAAACAAGAACCTAAAGAAGAACCTGTAACTGAACCAGAAGTAAAACCTGAAGCTAAACCAGAAACAGAAACAACTTCTGAAGAAACTACAGAAGAAGCTCCTAAAGGTCCTGAAACAAAAACTGAAGACGTTAAAGAAGACGCAGAAGAAAAAGTAGCTGAAGCTGAAGAAAAAGCTGCTAAGAAATCTAATAAAAAATAAAAAAATAAACAAGTTATACCCGTAGGATCATAGAAATCCTACGGGTATTTATTGTCTTATTTTTTTCTCACTGTACGCTTAATATTGCGTACAATGATTAATACGCGGTGTGCTAACCAGAATAAACCAAAATACTTTGCAACTTGCAAAGTAATAATTACTGATAACATAGAATCTTGACTCATATATTGAGTCAAAAGATTAGAAAGCCAACGTAATCCGAAAAACGGATCGATTGTCATCCCAACAATAAATACTAAAATTACTACAGTTAACATTGCAGCTACAAGTGCTGCAAATTTTGTTACGATATCAGATTTCAATAATAAATTAAACATAATAAATTTCTCCTTTAAAATAAAATATAAATTATAAATACGATATACACTTATCACTATAACACCTTAATAATATATAACTATTAAAACACAGTTTTACAAAGGTGATAAATATGCAAATATATTATCAGATGTCTACCAGGAATAAAAGCTTTCTGGATATGCATATATATCTTAAATCCATAGGAATTAAGAATAACAAATTCATGCTGGCTCTGTTAGACCCTGATTTAGCGGCTATAGACCCACATGACCCAAATCTAAACCAATATTATAAGGGTAAAGTACTAGCCGAATGTATGGCAAACTTCTGGTACTTTATTCGAGAAGTATGTAGAGTCCCAGACCAAGGTGGTAGTGGTACAGGTATACCATTTAGACTACACCGTGGTAATATGGCTTTATTCTTCTGCTCTATATATAATATGAATATCTTCCACGAACTACCTCGTCAGCAAGGTAAAACCTTAGCAGCCGATGCTCGATATTTATATTTATTTAACTTTGGTACTTCGAATGCTACTATTGCATTCTTGCATAAAGCACAAGATGGTTCTAAAGATAACTTACAAACCCTAAAGAACCTCCGTGAATGTTTACCTCCATATCTAAGAATGGATGCTCCATTTAATAGAAAAGATGGTAAAGCTGCAAAAGCTTCAGATACAGTATTGCGTCTAGAGCATGCAGTAAATAGAAATAAAATTATCACTGTAGCATCTGCACGTAATAAAACTGCGGCTCAGAACTTGCTACGTGGTAAATCTATCCCTCTATTATGGGGTGACGAATGGGGATTTGCACCATATAATGAAATCATTTATCTAAATACAGTTCCTGCATTCAAGAGAGCTGCGGATAACTCAAGAGCAAATGGTGCACCTTATGGTATATTATTTACAACTACCCCAGGGTTCTTGACTTCTCAAGAAGGGGTATTTGCATTCCAAATGAAAGAAGATGCAGTTCCATTTAGTGAAACTTGGTATGATAAATCCTATCAAGAAATCATGGAAATAATGGAATCTAATACTAAGTCTACTTTCGTATATATTAAGTTCACTTATCAACAACTTGGTTGTAGTGAACAATGGTTCAAAGAAATCTGTAGAACCATGAATAATAAATGGGAAGATATCCGTCGTGAAGTTTTGCTTGAATGGTCAAACTCCACAGATAACTCACCATTTACATTAGAAGAATTAGAAACAATGTCTAGATTAACTAGAGAACCAACCTCAGTAATAGATGTATTGAATGGAAAGTTCCAGGTTAATCTATATGATACTATCGAATATAATAGAAATGGTTTACCAGTAGATCCACCTATAATGGGTGTTGACGTATCTGGTGGTTATCGACGAGATAGCTCAGCCATTTCAATTATAGATAGTAAGACAACTAAAGTAATAGCTGACTTTAAGTGCAACTATATTAGTCAAATAGAACTGGCTAAGATTATAGTTGAATTAACGCAAAAATATATGCGTAATGCTGTAATTAATGTCGAACGAAATGGTGTAAGAACGCACTGCATAGATAGAAATGTCTATGTATCAACAGGGTTAATTGCTTTGACGCATAGGAGTAAAGTTATCTCCTACGTTTAGCAGCGAACACATCTAATTTTATATTAGATGGGACGTTCAACGATCATCTCCTGACGGGAGAGTAGAACCGCAAGCGATCGGCGGAAGAAAAATCCTGGCCTCAGCAAGTAAAGTTGGAGGACGACAAATGATCTAGACACGCCCTGTAATGGGGGTGATGCAAAATTGCATAAGTATAGTGTAGCGACTATATTTAAATATATTCGGGTTCGGGGCATCAGTTATAGCACTTCTTAAGAAAGCCGGAATTACTAATAATCTTTATTATGAATTCAAAGATAAAATTATTGAAGAAAGATTCGAAGGGCCTGGAGCTATTAAGAGAATTAAACAGCTCACTAAGGTATTTGGTCTTGATTCAACTAAAGGCGTACGTGAACTTTTAATGGAAATATTAAAAGAGCGTATGGATAACCATAAAGATAAGTTTGTATCTAAACGATTATATGATGAATTCCTTGGATTAGAAGTTAAACGTAATGGTAAGATAGAGCATTCTACTAATACACATGATGATTTAACATTCTCCTATCTAATGGCATTGTATGTATGGTATGAAGGTAAAAACTTAAAAGAAGCTTTTGGTATAAATAAAACAGTCTTAAAGACTGATGAAGATGTAGATGATATAGTATTTGATGCAGCAGTAGAAACTGTTGAAATATATGAAGAAACCATTCAACTACAAAAAGATTTAGATAAAGATGATCCATCAGAATTATCACCTATGGATAAGTTAAAACAAGCTCAAAGAGCTATTGGTATGACTTATCAAGAGTGGATAAAAGCTGAGGATGCTAAAGAGAAAGAAGCATTAGAGACTGCATTACAAGATCCTCAATTCTTAAAGGCATACGCATATAAGTATAACCTAACAAAAGAAGATGTAGATCTAATACGTAATCAGCAAGATGGTAAATTACCAAATCAGGCATTTATCTCATTATATTCTAATGATACACCAACAAATAATGATTCCCATTTATCTGGTAATCTATCTAGATTCTATAATCAAATCTAAAAATTTAAATATTTACTTACATTTCAGTAAATTTTAAATTAACTATTTAAGGAGGAATCCGATGTTTGGCTATAGTAACGGGAATGCTGGTTATGAACTAGCAAATGAACACCAATTATCTGAAATACTAGCAAACTTCAGTAGCGATTATATTTATGATGTAATTGATAATCATATTAGTAAACGCTATGAGTTTGCTATTAATGCAAAACCAAATATGGTAAATGTATTTCGATCCAACTTTGATAATATTAGAGCTAATTATCCAATGGATGTAGAAAATACAAATGCGGTTGAACTCGATGTATATAAAAATATCATCGATACAATCTGTAATAAATGTAATGTATCCCATATTGATGATTCTGATGATAATATTTATTTATTAGCATCTACGTTATATGATTTCTTAGTATGTGGATTTAATGCTCATATGACTAATTTCTTGATTAATCTAATTGTATCTGAGCAGAATTCTATCTATTCTGCTCTTGAATTAGAAAACTTGAAGAAATCTAAAGATAGCTCCACTATCTATAACAAGAAAGTTATGGATAATTCTAAATTAGCAGTAATCAATGCTAATTTACCAACTGTAATTCAATATATCTCTACATTAGACATTCGTATGGCTGATATCTTAGCTAATTGCTATCAGCAACCTATTGTAGATTTACTTACTTCTAATTTCAGTGAAGATATTAATATCTTCTCTGATTTTATGAAAACTATTATTTCTAATCAGTACTTATTCCCTGAATATGTAACTGAATTACGTTTACGAATTCAAAATATTAGAGGAGAATACAAATGAGCGAAGAGACAAAATTAGATATCGTTGAAGACTTAAATCTAGCTACAGAAGAAGATGCAGCTAGATTAGATGATAAGAACGTAAAAGCTATCGTTCCAGAAGTTCCTCCAACTGCTGAGGAAATTGAAGCAATGGAAAAAGTAGAAGTTCTTGAGGAGGATAAGGCTGAAGCCGACTTTCCCTCAAATGAAAGCCATGGCGAAGAACCAGCTAAAGATGGATCTAAAGAAGACGCTCAAGACGTTGAGACTGTTAGCTCCAATGGAGTTTCCGAAAGCAACGAGAATGTTTCTAGCGATCCGGAATTGGAAGAAGCATTAAAGAAATTTGATGAATTAACAATTTCTGTAGAAGATGTTAAAAAATCCATTTCTGAAAATAAAGAATTCCCTAAATTAGATTTGTCTGATGATGATATTCAAAATATCATTGATGTATATCTAAAAGTAATTAAAGATGATACTACTAATGTAACTACTTTACTTACAGCTGGTCTAAAAGAAAAATTCTTAATTCAAGCTAGCAAAGATGGTGTAAATATATCTAATGCTAAAGAATTAGAATTCTATATTGAAGGTCTTATTCGTGAAGCATGTACTAATGCATTCATGGATAAAGGTAAAGCTTTATTAGATGAAACAGTTAAGAAAGCTACATCTAAATTAGATGAAGATATTTCTATTGATGAATATATTGAAGCATCTCATAATGATCGCATTCAAAAGATGAATCAGGTTCTTACTGATGAACAATCTTCTGATAAAGTTAAAGCATTCGCTAAATCTGTAATTAAAGCATTGAATGATTCTACTGATTATTCTGATATCTATGAATTCTTGAAATTGCATAACTCTTATTTCAATGCACTTCGAGCATTCAAACATCAAGAATATTATCGTAGAGAAATTATGATGGCTTTACAAGCTATTGGAGTTAAGACTGCAAATGTAGCTGCTATTATTGATGCTATCGGTAGATTTAACCATAATCCTGATAATACAGTTGTAGTTAATGCTATCTTACTTCGTGTAATTTACACAAATACTAACTTTAAAAACAAAGTTGATTTATTAAAATTATATAGCTTTATTATGAATCTATCTGCAGCTATTCATGTATATGAAACTAAAGATGAAGTAAATGATTTCTATAAACAAATCATCTTTAACTTCCAACAATTAGTTGCATATATTGATAAAGGGTTTATTGAATGGGATAAGACTGCTCATACAGTTAAACCAGAAAAGAAAACTAAGAAGCGTAAATAATATTATACATATAAATAATGGTGGCCAATGGTTTCAAACCATTGGCCTATTTATTTTTTTATTTTCTAAGGAGAATTATTATGGGAAATAATATAAGTGCTACAGCGGAGGAGCCAATCAGAAATAAAATAAACAATAAAAAGTATATAGATATAAATAATGTAGTTATTGATGAAAAATTAAAGGTAATTAACTTAGCATACTCTAATGGTGTGGTGGTTAGATATGCTAGAGATGGAAGAAAGCTAGACGATGGTAGAACTATATCTCCTGAAATACCATTTGAAAATCCAATCAATAAAATAAAAGACTTTATTGGCAATAATGCTGATGATCCAAATCTACATATTGAAGTATTTCTATTAGATACATATGAAACTAAAGATGGTAAATACCTATTCTATTATACTGATGGATCATTTGTATCTGTTAAAGATAGAGCTATTATAGTTGATACTAGAAATCCTAAAAGAAAATATCAAAGTATACGAAAAGCATTGGTATATAATTATTCAGAATTGCTAGATATAACTACTGATAGATTTTATACTAAACCAGAGTTAACTGATTCTCAAAAGTTAGCTGAATATAATAGAAAGTATTCTAATCTACCACAAGATTTACTAATGGGATATGCATCTAATAACTCTAAAAGAACTAATAGACTTGCCGGGTACTACAATAATAATCCACTTAGAGTTTATGATCCATCTAACTATGTAAACGATTATGAATCATATAAAGATTCATTTAAAAAACGACAAAGATAATAAATTTGGAGATGGGCTAGTACGTCCATCTCCTATATATTTTTTCAACATTAGGATAATTGAATATTACTAATCATGGAGGTACTAATATGGCTTTCGATAATGTTGTAGATCCTACTAGTTGTAACCCTTACACTACTGCAAGTGGTGATCGTAAACGTGCTTGCCCTAAAGCTAATCTTGTTGATATACAAGCTAAAATTCTTAGATCTTTAATGCTATCTTTCACTTTCTCTAATCCTCAAGATAACTATAAAGTTCTTCTTTATGAAGGATCTGACGAAATCTGGGAAATTGACTATGTAAAAGATGGTGAATTACAACGTGCTGCTGGTAAAGTTGCTGGCTTTGAATGTTGGTCAAATAAACATGTAGCTTTGTCTACTTATAGAGCTAATGGAATAAAAGAACGTGATGAAAAAATCGTAGTTCGTTTTGATTGCTCTATGGATTATAAAAATAAAGTTGTTGCTATTGATGTTAGAAATATTAGACGTCTTAAATTAGCTGGTTCTATTTCTGACTCTGAACTTACTCAAGATTCTGAAAATAAATTCTATAAGACTTCTAAGAATGCTTATAACTTCTTACGAAACTTATATCCAAAAACTTATATGGATATTACAGAATTAGATAAAGAATTGAATACTGATTTAATGGAATATGCAGATCATATGTTTGATGGTGGTACTTCTTTATTAAGATTATCTCCAATTAACCTAGTTAATACTGTATCTGCAGACTATATGTTTAAAGACAATGAAAACTTACAATCTGTAGTTTTATCTAATAGTGATAAATTAGCATCTGCAGTTGGTATGTTTGAAAACTGTCGTAAATTAAACAATGTAGAATTGAATACTAAATCTGTACAAAGTGGCGAAAACATGTTTAAGAATTGTAATAGTCTAGTTGCATTGAAATTAAATGTAAGCTCTTTGACTAATACAAAAAATATGTTTTTAGGATGTAGATCTTTAACTAAGTTGCAAGTTACTGGTGAACTTAAAACTGGTTTAGATCTAACTAAATGCCCATTAGATGAAAACTCTGTAGCATCTATATTGAATGCATTAAGTAATAATGGTCCAGATGAAAGTCAATTAATTTCCTTTGAACCAAGAGATGTTAATGCTACTTTACTTCCAATTGCTCAAGCTGCAGAAGCCGCAGGTTGGGCAATTAGAGGCTTAAACTTTGTCGGAGATAAGCTAGAAGAAGAGCTATCTATCGATCTACTTGAGTCTTATAAACGTGGTAAATCTGAAGGTTAATATACCTCAGATTAACCATAGACTGACAGTACAGGCATATAACCGAATATGCTTTATTAATAAACATATAAATAGTTAATAAATAATTAACTATTTTCAAGAAAGGAGAATTTCTTTAAATGGCTACTAAAATTGCTGATCAAATCAAAAATATCTTGAACCCTTTTGCTACAGAAGTTGGTAAAGATATTAAAAAATTAACCGATGCTAAGCAGGATAAACTTAAACCTGGTCTTAATATCACTATTTCTCCAGATGGTACTATTTCTTCCACTGGTGCAGGTGAAGCTCCAGATTTGAGCAACTATCCTACAACTGCACAAGTTGGTACTATTGTAGATGGTAAACTTGCTGACTATGTTAAGACTGAAGCATTAGCTAACTACGTTCAAACTGCTACGCTTACTACTACTTTAGCAGATTATGCTAAAACTGAAGCATTAGCTAACTACGTTCAAACAACTGCATTAACTACTGCATTGGAACCTTATGCTAAAACAGTTGCTTTAGATGCATATGTTAAAACAGAAGCGTTGACTACTGCTTTAACTCCTTATGCTAAGACTGAAGCTTTAGATGCATATGTTAAAACTGATGCATTGGATACAAAATTACAACCTTATGCTAAAACAGAAGCATTGGCTGACTTTGTAACTAATACGGCATTGACTACTGGTTTAGAACCATATGCTAAGAAAGAAGAAGTTGTGAAGACTGCAGACTTGGAAGGTCTAGATACATTCAACTTAGTTGAAGTTTACAATACCGCTAAAACACAAGCCTAAGTCTTAAACTAAATATTTAATTATAGAGATGGTATTCAGTACCATCTCTATAATTTATATTTTTGGAGGTATTATGAAGCTTAATGATATTATTAAGAAACTTCTTACTACCTTTTCTAAAGAGGTAGCTAAAGATGTTTCTAAGTTGCAGAAGGATGTAGTTAATCTGAAACCAAAAAGTGGTGCAACTCCACCAACTAGTGGTGATTATATAGGTCAAATTTTTGCAAAAGAAGATGGCCCAACTAAGAAACTTAAATTTTGGGATGGTACTAACTGGACTGATGTTAGTAATTCCCAAAGTGCATCAGAAATAAACTCTATGGTTGATACTGCTGTAGGGAAGAAATTCAAAACTGGCACGTATGAGGATATACCAAAAAACGGTAAAGAAGAAAATGAAGCCAAAGGCTATACTGCTGGTTCTATTTATATAGATTATGACTCCAATGATGTTTACTGTTTAGACAGATTCTGGAAATGGAAAAATATCAAAGGCATTCAGGTTAATGACCAACAGCCACAATATTCTTCTTATGCCGGTGAATTATATTATATGCCTAGAGCTAAGAGATTATATATTTGCCTCGGCGATATAAATTGGGTTGTATTGTATGATGGAAATGCCACTCAACTAGATACTAGTAATTTTATTACTCGTGATGAATTAAATACAACTCTTAAAAAAATAGAAGAAGAAATTTCTAAAATTAGAGGTAAATAATTATGGCAGATGACAAACAGACAACAACTGATCTAGTCAATAAAGTAGTAGAAAGCTTTGGATT